ATCGTGTACTTGCCTCGCGAGCGACCGCGTGGCGCATGGTGCCGGCCTTGGCCGTAGGCCTTCACGCGCTCCCGCTTGTCAGCGAAGCTGATGCCCGTGAAGCCGGTGAAAACATCCTGGTCCAGCTTGAGGATGATCGATCCCCAGCTGAGCTGGTTGCCGTTGACGCGGATCTGGTCAGACATGCGCGCTCCCTACACCGTCTGCACTTGCAGCGCGGGATTGAAGAAACCGATCGTGAGGTTGATGAACTCGGGATAGCCGAGCGGCACCACGCGCGCGTCGCCGTTGAGCGTCCTGGTGGATAGCAAGTTGTCCGTGCGACTCAGCGCGAACTGCACGTCGGACGCCTTCGGTTTGGCCAGCAGCATGTCGGCCATGGCCGTGCGTGCGCCGTTTTCGATCTCGAGCGCCTCGGACTCGAGAATAAACCCCGTCTTCTTGCTCACCTGGATCGGTCGGTTGAGCCGCCGAATGAAAAAGAGCCGCAAGGCGATCTCGGCGAGCGACAGCACGCGCCGGTGGGGCAACAACTGGAAATCCGAACCGTCTGGCGAGAGCATTCGTGGCCGGTTGATGTAGACGCCTTGCAAGCCGTCCCATGTGCGCAGCACGGCGAAGCGCGAGTCGTCCAGGCCGGGGTTGATCGACTCGTCGTGCTCGTCTGCATTGCCGTTGTCGTCGCGAATCGACACACCGACGAGTGGCCCGAGGTTCGGGTCAGCGGTGTTGACCTCCTCGCTGACGCCCGCCTCGCGCGCGGCGATCGCGAACGCGGCCGGGCGCTTGTACTTGCGGCCGCTCACAGCGCTGGTGATCTTCGCAGCGCCCGCGCAGACCATGCCACTCAGCGTTGCCTTCTGCCCGAACACCGTGTCGAGCGCGATCTTGTAGCTCGACTCGCTCTCGCCGATGGTCGGAACGCGCGCCGATCCAATCCAGGCATGCGGCTTGCCGGCCGCCTGCATGCCGGCGATGGCCAGATCGATCGCGTCGAACGCATCACCGTCGAGCGGCCCGACGATCTCGACGATCTCCCACGAGGCGATCGAGTTGCCAAGAGCCGTCAGCGCGCTCGTGATCTCGGTCGCATCCCAGCACGGCGCCGTCGCCCGCGCCGTGAAGTTGTCACCACTTTCGAGAGTGCCCGTGCCGATCTCGAAGGTCACCCCGCCGACACCGGGGACGTCGACCTCTGCACCCGTACCGAGTGCAGTTACGGGCCCGAACGTGCGGCCGCCGTCGAGGCTCAGCTGGTACGTGATGCCGGCCGTCCCAGTCGTCCCGCCGTTGACGATGAGCAGCATGAAGTCGTAGTCGTCGTTCGGGGCCGGCGAGTCCGAAACCGTGACGACGCTGCTACCCTCCGCCGTTGACGTGACCGCACTCACCGAGCCCGCGACGGTGTTGCCGGTGCGAGTGAGGATCACGGGCTTGCCGTACAGCTGGATATACAGGCACGCGGCCTCGACGAGGGGGCCCGCCCCAAAGTCGCCGACCACATCCTTGACGCGCGCGTAGGTTGCGGGCGCGTTGATCGGGCCCGTCGACGACACACCGCACAGCGCGAACAGTCGCCCCGAGCTCGGCGGCAGGATGCCCAGGGCGCCGTCCTGCTCTGTGATCGAAACCGCTGGCTGACTCATGTGAACCTCATGACGGCGCGTCGGCCGGTGAAACTGTGAACGTCTCGGTTTGGTCGAGGGACGCGGCCGCGAGATCCGCTACCGTGTCGACGGGCGCGATCGGCAACGGCTCGTCGGGGATCATCGACTCGATCGCGCAGACGAGACGCAGCGCGGTGCCGAACCGACGCTCGTTCTTGTCGATCACCCAGGCTTCAGAACGGATCTGAAACGTGCGGCGGGCGCTCAGGTATGCCGCGCGGTGCCAGGCGTCGCGCAGCAGCCGTGTCGTTTTGTACTGCAGCAGCTCGTTTTCCGGGTCACTCGGATCGCTCGAGGAGATCACAACCTGAAAAAGTTCGTACAGCGTGCCGAGCGACCTCGGGTTTCCGCCCGGGTTGCGGGCTGGCCCGTCCTGCCCGGCGCTGCCCGAGGCGTCGCCCGGCACCCAAGCGATACGAGGCCCAAGCACCTGCTGCGCGGGCGCGCGCCAGCCGAAGAGATTGGCGCAGTTTGTGCCCTCCGCCGCGAACAGCGCGACTACGTCGCCGTACAGCTTTTCGAGGGCGAGGGTGTCAGCCACGGGTCACCTCGCCGAAGTGCCGCACGAGCTCGGCGCGGATGGCGCTGGCCATGGGCGCGGGGATCGTATGAGTGGGGATCACCTCGCGGACAACGCCGCCGCGGCCGCGGCCAAGGTGGTGCCGTGCTTCGGGCCCCGTGAGGCGCACGTAGATGGTAGTCCCGACGGGCACGACCGCGAGCGCCTGGGCAGCGCCGGTTAGCGGCCGCCCGCCGTCCTTGGTGGGTTGCCATGGCTTCCCGTCGGGCGTCGTGCCGGCCGCGATCGTCCGCTGCAGCTCCGTCTCGATGGCCAGCGCGACGTCGCCGGCAGCGCGCTTGCCCAGCTCGGGCAACTTGCCGATCGTCGCGATCATCGCGTCGAGTTGCTCGAGCTCGTTCACGTGAACGACCCTCCGCGGTTGCCGTCCTCTTGAATGCCGACGCGCGACTGGCCGTCGGTGAACACGTACGGCGACTGCTCGCTGTACGCCCTGGGCGAGCCCCGAGTTACCCCACTTGCGGTGAGGTCAGCCCGGAGCGGCAGGTCAAATAGACCGTCGACCGCATCGGCAGCTTCTTTGATCTCGGCAAGCGCGCCGTCCCGGTCTGCGATGTAGCTGGCCCCTTGCCGATCAGTGGGATCAAACCCGCGCCGGAGATACGCAGACAGGGTCACGATCTTGGCGAGCCAGCCCTGCACACAAATCGGCGCGGGCAGCTGAAATGGCACCCCGTAGCGCTTGCTCAGGCGCGCGTCGATCCGTGCGCTCTCGAGCGTGAGCTGCGCAAGCGTCCACCCTGGCGACAGCGTCTCGATCGCAGTGACAAACTCGCTCGGGATCACCGAGAGAGCCGTGAACTCTGCGAGTGTGAGATATGCCGCCATGATGCTAGCTCGCGCGTCAGATCAGGCGCCCTTGCACTTGAACAGCAGGTACGGGTGGCCTGCCGACACGATGTTGCGGCCGCGGCACTGCCACTCGAGCTCGTTCGCCCGACCGAGCTGCGCCTGGTCGACCGTGCCGTAGTAATTGATCGCAAACGGCTCACGCTGGGTGTAGATCACGGCGCCGAGCTGCGTGCTCGATATCTGCTCGCAACCCACGAAGAACGTGGTGTCGCTTTCGAAGCCAGCGAGCTCGTCAACCATCGTCGGCGTTGCAAAGCCGAGGGCCTTGATCAGCGCTTCGACATCGCCGCTGCCGGCCCCGGACCCCGCGGTCTGCGCCAAGAACTTCGCGCTGGTCAACTGCACCACGCGCGGGAACATGCGCGGCGAACAGTAGATCGCGCGCGGACGCAGGTAGCGCGGATCTTCACCGTTCGGCATCTTGATCGACGCAATGTACGACATGATCGCGCCGAGGTTGTCGAGCGCGACATCGGTCGTAGCCACGGACTTGTCGATCGGGCATGCCCCCGGATAGGCCGGGGTGCTGCCGCTTGCGGCGATGGGTGCGCCCGTGAAGATGTTCTGATAGGTGCCAGCCTGCTGATTGAACGGGTTGACCGGGTGGTCGGTGGCGAAGTACGCCTTCCCGTCGTAGCCGGTGAAGAGCGACGCGGTATGCGCGTTCTTCATGAAGTACGTGACCTGCTTCTGCGGCCAGTAGCTCATATACGAGCCGATGTCCGCCGACCATGAACTGGCAAGGTCCATGCCGCCGCCGTCGGTGTCCTCGAGTTGCGCCTTGGTGAGCTTGAGGCCGGCGCCGGCGAACTTGCTTTCGATCTCGGTGTACGTCGCCACGAGGTCGTCGAAGGCGATGTTGCCACCCTTGCCCTGATCCTTGATCTGGGCGGTCGACAGGAGCCACGTGAGCACGTCACGACGGCCGGTTGATCCGCGCTGCTTGGTGACGTTCTGCCACCACAGGTTGGAGTTCAACCTGGCGTATTCGCGCTCGGTGATCACCTGCATGCGCGATTCGATGTCCATGAGATAGCTGGGGGTGAGGGCTGGCATGTTGCTGGTTTTCCTTCGTCAGTGAGTGGTCAGCGATCACAGGCCGGCGTAGGGGAGCAGTTCGACCGCAACGCCCTTCGCGCTGTCGACAGCCCAGATGCGACCCGCTACCGACGCGCCGGTCGACGTGATCGTCACGCTCTGATCGTCTTTGAGGTAGCAGAGCGCCCCGAGGTCCGTCGCGACGACTGAATTCGCGTCGTTCGCGAACCACTCGACCCAAACCTCACGACTGAGGTGGACGTTGACCAACTTGTCGGCCGCAGTCGCATCGACGTTTTCGGCGAACTTGCCGATCACCACGAGATCGGCACGGGTAGAAGCCGGGACAACCTTGCCCGAGCCGAGATCGATCGCCGCGATCCCGTTCTTCCACGCCTTGTTGCCACTGGTGAGAGTGAACTGCTTGTAGGTCCAAGCCTCTCGGCTCGACATACGCTCACGGGTCAACGCGGTCATTTCGCACCTCCCACAGTGGCG